AGCGTCCCAAGTAGCACTTGCTGCTCCTGTTGAAATACCTGTAGCTCCAGATAATTCTGTATAAATATAAGAATCTACTTGATTAGCGATTGCTCTTGCAACTCTTAGAATAGATCTTGCTTGAATATCAATTTGATCTAATAATTTATCTTCTAAGAAAACTAATGTTTCAGCTGCGAATTTAACGTGTCTTCCTTGAACTTCAGTCCAAGAAGGATCTACATGAGGGAACGCAGCACCTCTTGCTACCCCTTGGATTGAAAATGTTTCACCGTGAGCTGATAATTCAGCTGCAGTTTCTCTATAATATGTTTCTGTTAATTTGTTAGAACTTACTTCCATAAGAACTTGTTTCATCTTGAACTTCTTTAATCCGAATCCTTTTACAGCACGATTTATATTTTCCCCATAAACGTCTTGCTGTCCTATTTGATCTGCCATTATTCAGACTCCTCTTCAGATTCAGTTTCTTCAGTTTCCTCTAATACTTCTTCTTCTTGTTCTTGTTTATTTTCTTCTTCTGTCATTATCTTTCTCCCACCATCACTTCAATTACTTCATTAGCAGCTCCATCTTGTAGAGCAACACCAACAACTTCTCTTGAATTTTCGATAGTATCATCATCTGCTAAAGCAACTAAATTTGCACCTGCAATTTTAACAGGCTCTCCAGCTGCAACAGTAGCATCAGTTAATTTTAAATCAAAGATTCCTTTAGTCCATACAGCATAACGAGTTTGTCCATCAGCTCCAACATTTTCAGAAGCTAAAATACCTGCAAAGAATTGTCCATCTGCACTTGAAGCAGATCCTGTATTAGCATCAGTTAATTGTAGAATTGTTCCTTTTTCAATGTCTGTGCCTGAAGCCCCATCAGCCATTGTGACTTCTGGTAATCTGTCTTGCAGTTGTTGTATGAGAATCGCCTCATTAGCCATAGTATTTGTTATCTCCACTTATATTTAAATGTTTCGTTACTTTAGTTTATATGAATCCATCTTCCTTCATAGGGTTTGCTAAGCCTTTTTCTACTTGTGTAGCATATTCCTCGTCGGAAAGCTTAACTTTTTCAGGAGCTTTTTGACCAGCTTCTGCATCTCCTCCTAATTTCCTTTTAGCATATAAATCCTCTTCTCTTCTTAAGATGTCCTCTCTTCTATCGTTTTCTTCTTTAAGCCTTGTGGCAACTTCGTCTGTTTCCTTGATCGTCGGAGTTGCTTTTTCCTCTGTTTTCCCCTTTTCCTCTTCTTGTATTTCTTGTGTTTCTTTTTTTTCATCTGTCATATTATCCACCTCCTTGTAACTGTAAATCTAATAAAGCTTGAGCTTCTTCATACTTACCTTCTCTAATTAATCTAAAATATTCAGCATCTTCAGCTCTTTCTTCTAATTGTCTTTGTCTTGTATCTATTCTTGATTGAGTAAATTCATCTATAACATCTTCATCTAATCCTTCAAGAGCTTGAGCAAATCTTGTTTTATCAATTTCTAATTTTACTCTTGCTGCTTTAAAATAGTCTCTTAATTTCTTTACAATGTTTGCAAAAGGAACAGCTTGAATTATTCTGTCAGTAACAGTAGGATCTAATAACCTTTCTTTTTCTTCAAGTGCTAATGCAAACCCTTCAAGATCATCATTTTCTTCTGCAGTTCTAATTCCAAAATCTAAAGTTTGTAATGCTTCTTCTTTAATAAATCCAGCAAAAGGATAAGTTCCTATAGCAGCTAAATATGTATTTGGATTTACAGCTAATTTCCTAAAGAAAGATTTTGTTAATATTTGTGATTTTGAATTTGAAGCGTATCTTGTATTTATTGCTCTTGTCTTAGGATTCTTAAAAAGTCTTAGGATTTTCTGACTTGTTGCAGCTCTTCCTGTGAATGCCCTTTGAGTTGTCATAGAAACAGATCTTGCTCCTAATCCTCTTGTAGCAGTTCTTGTAATAACTCCTGTAGCTCCTCTTGCAGCAGCAGCACCTCTTCCAACAGCTCCAGCAGCAGCAGCTCCTCCTCCAATTAATGCACCTAATCCAAGAGTTGCTAAAGTTGTGGCTAAGAATGCAGTTAGTTTAGGACTTGAAATAAACTTTAATAATTTTCCTCCAGCAGTATCTGGTAAGTTTTCTCTTTGTTCTTGTAGAGTTCTTCCTTTTGTAGATTCTGGTTGTTTTAAAGTTTCTTCTAAAGTTGCACCTTTATCTAATTCTCCTTTAATTTCTTGTTCTCTTTCAGGTGTGAAGTTTAAGAAAATTGGATCTTTAGTTCCTCCTCTACCTTTACCTCTGTTTTTCTCTATTTCTTGATTTCTTCTATCAATTTCTTGTTGCCTTTTTTTTCTTCTTTCTTCTCTTGCTGTCATTTTATTTTACCTTTATAGGATTTGGAATTGTAACTCCGATAGCCACGCAAATAACCGCAACTATTGTAGTAAGTAAAGCCCCGTTTATTCCTTTCATAAGAGCCACTATTTCTATTGCTACTAAACCGGCTATACCTATAGCAACGATTCTCCAATCTATTTTTTTTTTCTCAATTTTTTTTGTCATTATTATTTTCTCCTATTTGTATTCTCATCAATCCAACTTCATTACATCCCTTATGCCCATGTGGTTTTTTTTTATTACAATAAGGGCATTTCATTATTATTCACCCCTCCCTGCTGTTGTATCATTTGGTTGAACAGCTCCTTGTTCTTGATCTTTAGCTTTATCTGATAATAATTCATTTTCAAGAGACACAGGGAACTCTAATTCTATTAACACATTTAATTGTTTTAAAACTTGTTCTTCAATAGCTAATTGATCTTCTTCTACAGATTGTTGGAATGCTAAATATGCAATCTTTGCTGAAGCTTCTGTAAATTCACCAGATCCTCCAAGTATAATTTTAGGAGTTTGAGAGGTTTCATAGAATTGTTCATCAAGATAATTTAACCATGGGATAGGGTTTAATGTTGAGTTAGGCGCAACAGCCATAAGTTCTGGAACAACAACATCTTTGGGAACATACAGGTTTTCTCCTTTGCCTGTTAAAGCATCATTAGTTGATTTATAAGTTGCAATTTCTGTAGGATCATCAGTATCTAAATGAAAGATAAATAGAGGCCTTACGTGTCTATGCATTAATTGTTTCATATCTGCCATAGCTTCATTTTTTGCTAAGATTATCCATTCAAGAGCTTCAATTAGAGAAGTTCCATGAATTTCATCTGCAACTCTATTTCTCATTATGTGAAAGATCTTCTCTGGAGCAAATTTCTTAGGGGGTTGTCCTTTAACCTTTGAATTTTGTTCATATCTAATAAATTGTCCTTGTTGATTTACAACATGCACCATCACAGCTGGATCTAAAACTTTAAGATTAATTAAATTATCTTCATCATCTAAAACTATTTGAGCATAAGCATCTCCATAGATTTGCATATCTCTAACTAAATTTTCTAAAATTGAATTAAATGTATCTTTGCTAATTCCTTCTATTGTATCTAAAAGCATTGTTGTAATCTCATCTGCTTTAAATCCTTTACCAATAGTCCATGTAGCTCTTGCATCAATTACAGATCTACATTCTGGAATTTTTTTATAATAACCAAGATATTGTGAAGCTTCAGTATTAGTCCATGTAGTTTCTCTTTGTTCAAAAGCTCCATCTGTTGAAGCAGTATCTACTGAATAATCTGTAACTTGTGTTGTCAAGTCACTTGCAACGGCCGAATCTATTCTTTGATCTGTCATATTAATTCAAAAGCTGTTATTGCACCAAACATAAAAGCTTGTCCTCCTGCTCCCGGCTGTCTAAATTGAATTTCATAAGTATGAGATCCTGCTGCTGGAGTATCAATCCAGCTCATAGATAATCCTGAAAATCCCGGTTCTCCTGTATCATTCTGGATTCTATTTAATGCACCAGAAGTTGCTGCTGCATTATCTCTTGAGATCCTAATATTAACTCCTTTGTCTGCTGTATCATTCACAACAGAACAGTTTGTAGTTATAAAAACACTTTTTCCTGAAGTTGTTAAAGTTACATTAGCATAAACATAATCTTGATATGAAGTTGAAGTTGTGCTTTGTGCAGTTCCTGAATAAGCATGGCCACTATTTCCAGCTCCTGTTATAGAAATTATATTATTTTCATCTATTGCAAAATCATCTCCATCATATTGTAGATCAAAGTTCTTTTCATCAAAGATTGGAACATCAAATATTGTTGGAACTTTCGGAACATTGAATGCCATTATACTTCAAAACCTCCTAATATTAAATCTATATCAAGTTGAGGGATTTTTGTCCTTTCGTCCCATCTAATTGCTAACTGTGAATCAACCATCTCATAGTTTATGTTCATTCCAAAAAGAATAATCTCACCAATCAAACGACCCCACTTCCCGACACGATTGTTCTTGTTGATAACAACATCTACGTCCTCGTTGAGGATTAAGGATTCCAGATGTTTCTGTGCCTCAATTCCCCCTTCTTCAGTCTTTTCTGGAGCTGCAATCTTTGCCATACGGATTTTAAAATCAAAATCTCTAAAATCTGTTCTAACTTTAATTGTATCTCCATCAATAACCTTAGTAACTTTAGCTTTGAAATTTTCTGTAATTTGTTGATGAGGAGAATCAAAATAATAGAATTGCATTTGTGAGTTTGTTAATTCTGGAAAGTTTTTGAAATCGTGTGCCATTTATGCTCCTATCATGAATGTTTGTGTATTTATTCTTTTTAAGATTGCTAATCCTCTTAATGCTGAATCTCTTAAAACATTGATCATATCTTCTGCTTCAATACGACTTGTATAGCCAGACATATCATATTGGATCACATATATTGCAGCTAAATTAGATGCAACTTCTTTAAGGATTCCTTTGACATCAACATTTAATCCTGCATATGCATCAGACCAATTATATCTTGTAAGAGCATTAATATGAGATTCAACTTGAGTCATATAATCATTAACATACGCCTCTGCTTTAGAAGTTGCAGATGCATTTGCACCAGCTTTTCTCTCCACTTCAGCTGTTGTTGCGAATATCCCCGTATCTGCCATAGAATTTACAATAATTGGAAATATTTAAACTTTTGTCTTTTACCGCCCATGCTGCTCTAACTAATCCTTCAGCAATGTGAGTGTATTTTCCAAATATTTTAAACTTACCAGCGTCGGTATATTCAAATTGAACTGATCTTAATGATTGAAATATTTCTGGATCATCAAGTAATTCAATCTCACCTCTTTCCATTAAAATTTTTAGATTGTTATAGAGTTCCTCTTTTATTAATTTCTTTTCTTTTTTATCCTTATCCTTTATTCTTGAAGAATTATTAATTGCAACAGTCCTTCTACGGGTTTTTGGATTCTCAATGAGTTCCGAGAAAACTCCAAACCCTAACCCTCCATCATCCACATAAATCCGTTTGAACCGATACCTGTTATCAAGTGAGATAATTCTCCGAGTTGTATCAGTAGTTAAGACAAGATCCATAGTTTCTGATTCTACATGTTTTATATTTTTAAGATCTGTAACATCAAGAACTTCAAATGTAGATTCATCACCACCCATACCTCCAACATCTACTCCAATATAGTATTTTCTATTATCTATAATTGATTCCCTCCTTTTACCTTTTTGAACATTTTTAATTAGTTTATCAGGAAAGAATTGCATTAATGCATCTAAGAATTGTGCTTCATATTCCTGTGCATAATGAAGTTTGGTCATTCTTTTACGTTCATCAGCAAGAAATTCCTCTGTATGTCTTGGACATTCCTCTGCAGGAGCATAGAATCTTTTAAATTTTGGATCTTGAGATCTTGCAAAAAAGAATCCTCTTGCACCACATGGGGTTGATGCAATGTCCATGCTCCCTTTAATTACAGAGAGCATTGGAGAAACCGCAACAAAGAACTCTTCACTCATACGAGATCCTTCATCAATCATTAGTTTTTTAATAGTAAATCCTCTTAATCCTTCTCCTGTATCACCAGCAGCATAACATAGAATGTGAGTTCCGTTACGAAAAGTGACTCTATGTTTGGTAGGTTTATCTTTTCCTTTTGTTACTACATGTTGTGGATATACTTCATGAGCGTAAGAAAGAGCTTTTGCCAAGAGGTGATAGCCTTGCTTTTCAGTAACGGAAACTATTAATACATCTTCTCCTTTTTTATGATGTTTGATGCATAATTCTACAGCTTTTATACTCATTGCAGTAGTTTTTCCAGCTTGACGAGAGGTTAGCAAGAAACAATTAATTTCTGCATCTGTGTAAATATATTCTTTCTGCCATTTATCTAAGGTTAGCCATGGCCTATTAATGTCATATTTCATATTAGGAGAAACTGAACATTCCAGACACCATTAAGGTATTTCAGCTCCTCCTTTATCTTTTTGGCTTTAGATTTATCATACTCGTCTGGTTTAACCTGTATGAAATATATTGTTTTTTTTGATTTATCAATAGCAAAAACATCTATTGGTGAATGTGATCCTGCAGATCTTTGAGAAATTATGCAGCCTTTTTCTCTGAAGGATTTGCAGACTTTGTATTCTTTTCTTCTTCCTTTTTCGTAGTTTCTATTGGGCATTTTTTTAATTCCTCTCTAAAAGCTCTTAAAACAATACTATGAATTTTAATTCCATTAGAGTGTGTTTCTATTGCAGCTGTAGATCCTGCAATTTCTCTTTCAA